GAACCTAACGATGATGTGCTGAAACAGGCGCAGATTGCCGGAATGGAAAGTATTCTGGAACCAATTCGTTTAGGTCGCGGTTTGGATTGGTACTCAGTTGTTTGTGACTACACGAATAACACTACACAAGACGAAGCGCGTGGCGATCTGATCATTGATATTTTCCTTGATCCAACTCGCTACACCAAACGCATTCACGTTACTGCAATCGTTCCACCTGTGGGCGATATTCAGTACGCTCTTGATCTGATTAGTCGCGGCGCAATCTAAGGAGATTAGAAATGCCAAAGGTAACTCTTACCGAATTTTCCAGCACGGGCGATCCGTTACTGGATGATAACTTTGAACTTCTGCTGAACGTTCCTGATGCAGTCGGCGGCACAAGCTACACAAGTATGCTGCGTATTCAGTGTAAAACTGGCGTGAAGCCTGGCTCTACTCTGGAAGAAGTTCTGAAAGAAGCGTTTGGTTTCCAGTTGAACTACGCAGGACGTAAAACGTTCACGCATAGTTTCTCAACTGACTTCAACGAAAACGCAGAAATGGCGGTGTATAAGCCACTGGAGAAATGGCATGAACTGATTCGTGCTACTGAAACTCAGTTGGGCGCGGTGAAATCCGAATACGCAACCAAAGCAATCTTCCGTATCTTTAAACAGGACGGTAGTATTGCAGGTGAGTATGAAATTTTCGGCGTGTGGCCTAAACAGGTTCCGGATCTCAGTTTCGGCGGTACGGCTCAGGCTATTCAGGTTACTGTTGAGTGGTCATTCGACTACGTGAAACCGAAAGCGTAAATAAGTTGGGGCGTAACTGCCCCACTTTGATTCGAGGTAACTGTATGCTGTTTTTTGTGAGTGTGTCTGCTCCGCGTTTACCGAAAATCAAAATCGAAGATTGTGATTGGTATCGTTTCGAAGGTGCTCGTAAAGTTGCAGTCGAGAACAAAGAATTCGAAGCTGATATTGAAGCGAAAGATGTTTTTGGAACTTGCATCATCAAGAACAAAATCTATCTGCTTCACCGTGACGATCCCGATGTTGTTTTTCTTATCGACGCTAAAACTGCACGATCTCTGTTAGGCCGCTCGCGTCCGTTCAGTGGTAAAGTTAAAGGAATAAAAGTTAGTGGCAAGAAAGCTAACACTGCCGCACAACCGAAACTTCCTACTAAGCCGCGTGACGCAAAGCCTGAAGCGCGTATTTATGAAGTGGACGATTCTGTAGGCAAAGAAAACAAAAAGCTGACAGATAAAATCCGCACTGCGAAACTTTCTGGTGCTAATCGTCTGACGTTTATTGCTGGCGTTCCAATGCCAACAACTGAAACATATAATTACTATGATGCCACTGATACTTTTGCGCCGTTCGATGGACAGCCTAAAGAGAAGTGGGAAAAAGCGCTGGAAGATGCTGTGCTGAAAGTTATTCCGCAGGGCTATATCGTTGGTGCTGCCGTGATGAAAATTGACGGCGCTATGCGTCCGTGTTTGATCGTCGTGGAGAAATAATTATGCCAGCGGTTACTCTTACAGAATTGCAAGATGCTGCCGCTCCTGGGCTTGCTGATCCGTTCACTACAGAAAAATGGCGAATCGTTTCTCTTCCATCCATTCGAGGCGTGTCTCTCAGTCCTCTTGCGTGTGAAGAGATCGAATTGCCTTTTCCCGTTTTTACGGAGAAGTCGAAAGAAATTGCGAGTACGCAAATTCACTGGCCTCATGGAAGTAGCATTGATGGTTTCTCTTCTCAATGGGGAATCGATCAGAAAGCTGCTGTACTTAAATATTTTCAAGCGTGGTCTGAATTAATTCAGAACCCGTACACTGGTGGATTCAATCTGCCGTCTGTTTATAAAAAGCGTTTGCAGGTTGCGTTGTTTGATATCAAAGGGCAAGTAATTGCTACCTCCGAAGTTCGTAACGTTTGGCCTATTGGCCCTCAGAGTTTGCAACTGAACGGTACAGGTGGACGAGGAATGATCTCAGTGCAATGGAAGTGTGACGCTCAACGTCTTTTGTTCTAAAGGAAATCTATGGAAATCATCACGCGCAGTCTCCCTTCTACCGGATGGAAATCTGGTTTGCCAGCTAGTTTTGATATGCGTCCTTTCGGCGGTAAAGAATCAATCTACATTGCCGAAGCAATCGAACAAAACAGTTTGGCACCGATTCTTCTCAAAGCACTTCCGAACGTGCTTTCAATTCCTATTGATATGCTTTCAATTCAGGATGCGTATGCGTTAGTGTTTCAGCAACGCATGATGATCGAAGACTCTCCTTTAAACGTTCCGTGGCTGTGCGTTCAACCGCTTTTTGAATTTGCGGATGGCGTGTTTCAGGAACCGCGCGATGATGAAATTCCATTAAATACTTTCCCTTGCGAATCGCATAACATCGGCACAATTTCAGAAGAAGCAGTTACGATCCTAACTCTTACTGCTGCCTCTGATGAATTCGATCTGCCTCGCATGATTAACTACGAAGCTGCACACGAAAGCCGCTTCAACTGGTTTGTTGCGCATATGGGCGTTCACTTTGATCGCAACTACGCAATTTTAGAACAGCAAAAAGATTTGAAACTTTGGATGCGTTTAACTGAATGGGTAGCCGGTTGCGTTCACGGTATCCCTCGCGATATCACGCTTCATTGTCCAACGTGCCGACGCGAAAGCACTCGTACTTGGGAAATGCTGCCGAAGATTTTCGATAATGCTTGAGATAGCGCTTCCTTCCGGACGTGTTGATGTGCGTATTGAAAAACAATTCACGGTTGATCACATGCCGTCATTGTACAACGCGCAGAAATACGTCCTGCCAGAAATGTTTGTGAAGACTCTACAGCATTTCGCGAACGTTGATTTAATGGATATGCTTTTAGAAGATTTCCGTTACTTCATCTTGATGTTTGAAAAAAGTAGTTGGCCTGAAAGTCACCGCATTTATGAATGGCGCTGCGTTATGCCATTCTATATTACAGGTCAAGGTGAACGAGTTTATGATCGACCTTTGCGCAGACGTTCGCGGGAAGTTGAATGCAATAAACTCAACACCGAAGAAGTTTCTCGCCAGCAAATCAAAGTTTATCCGTGGCGCAATATGCCTGAAGGTTTCAAACATCCTACAGTGCGCCGTTGGGTAGAACATTTTGAACTGGTGGATAAATACGGGAAGGATGCAGAGGCCGCAATCTGGATCGATAGCGATGCAGACTTAGAAACAACAATTCGAATGTCTTCGCTTTCTGATTTGCGCCGTGCGAAAAAACTTTCATTTCGTATTTGTGAAATGGAAACTAAATTCAAGTGCAACCACTGCTTACGTCAGTACACTACTTTGCAGCCGATTGAAATACTCGGTCACTTGAGAACATACAGCGATCAATCGTTGATGAATATGTCTCTGGATTTAGCCGCGTCGAATAAAATTTATTTCCCTGACGATGGTGCATTAATGAAACTTCTGTATTGGTACAGTTGCTACATTAAAGATCGAAATGCTGCGGAAGAAGAACGACGTAAGATCGCTGCGATACGAAGCAGGGGAGGACGACGTTAATGGACGCAACCATGCTTTCGGACGAACAACTTTCTGCGCTTGAATTAATGATGACTCATGCAGATGAAGCTCATATTCTTGCGCAGGGTGCTCCGAAAAGAAAACGCAAACAAAAAACTCTTGCTGAAATGTTCCCTGACGGTTTCCATTACGAAGAGGAATACGTAGGTACAGGATCACGCGCTGCTAACAGAGAAATGAAAGCTCGCAAAGCT